CCTTCTTTTAAATTTTTATTAACTTTTAAAAAGTAATCATCATCAAATACAACTTTACCAAATTTAGCACCTTTGTGATGTTGTTTTGCTACCTTCAAAGCACCTTTTGGTGTTTCACTACGAATATAATCATATTTTGGTGAAGGAGATGGTGACCAGAAAAATTCAACTTTCCAAAATGGTAAACTAGCATCCTTTAATCCTTTTTTCTTTACATAAGATTCTACATCTTTATCAGATACTTCATTTACTACCGATTCAGTTTTTCTCAACTTCGGGTCATCAGCAATAAAATGACCAGTTCCATCAATTGGATCATCATGACCTCCCGTGTAACCGGCCTTTTCTTTTTTCTTACCTTTTTTATTACTGCCGCCAAATGCATGTGGTGTATTATAACTACCACCTACACTTGCAGTAGAATTAGCTTCGTCTAATTCTTGTCTAATTAATTCTCGAACAAGTCTCCGTATTAATTCTTCTTTATTTAGTGACATTATGAAGCTCCTTCATAAGTTCATAATATCTCATTAAGGCTACTACTTGTTTATCTTTTACTACACTACCCTTAGTTAAATTGTTAGCTTGTTTAATAGCCTCCTTCAATTTAATTTTTGTAACCTCATCATCTACTTTTGGTAAAAACTTAGAAAGAATTTTTTTAATCTTAACAATCTCACTATTAACAAATTCTCTTAATGAATTAGTATTTGATATATTATTGATATATTCCTTTAAGAGATTTCGTTGCATTGAATTAAGAGTTTTATATTTTTTATTGAAACTATCAACCAACATCTGATATGAAAGTAATCTCATATCTTTATCTTGTTTTTTATATCCAGCAATAATTTTACTATCTGTATCACGTGGTTTAATTTTATTACGAGTAATATGTTCAATAATAGTAAATTTACTATCCACTTCTTCTTTTGGATCAAAAATAGTAGGAGTAGATTCTACTAAAAATAATTTATAAACAGACGCTAACACACGATAATTAGGAATACGAGCCTTAAAAAAATCTTCTACTTTATAGTGCTCTTTAATCTCTTTAATAAGATTATATTTTTCACGTCTTAAAACTGTATAATGTAATTTTTGTCTTGATTTAATTACAGCTTCAATTAATTTTTCTGCTCTATTAGTCGAGGTATAGTTTTCACTTAATAAAATTCTATACAGTTCATGTTCTCGGCCCATTTCAGTATTTTCATTAAAATACTTCTTTATTAAATCTATAGCTTTACTGTCTTTATTATCATTTAGCAAGTCTACCGTTATCTGACGGGTTACTAATTCAAAAAGAATGCCCGTATTCTTAACCTTACTATGTTTCATTTTTTGATTCATTTGCCTACTCCATATTCTTAATACAATTACTCATCTATAAATATAAAAACTTCTAATAATTAGTTATCTAAATCACCGCTTAAAGACGATGATACTTCATTTTTATATTCTTCTTCCACATCTGATGATTCAAAGAGTATTTTTTTATCTTCTCTTCCGATTTTCCCTAAACTTTTCTTTAATGCGTCATAATGTGCCAACGCAATTCCATACTTTGGACTACCACTACCACCTTTTCGTTTATCGTGGGCTCCAAGTGGATCTCGACCCCTTATACTTGAATCTTTTCCGTGTTTAGGTCCTTCCTTTGGACGACCACTTCCTGGCCATCCGTCATCTGGCATATCTATTTCTAATTCTCTACTTGTTCTTCCCATTCCAGGAGGTCCTCCGAAACCAGGTGCTCCACCTTGTTCACCACCAGCCATTGCTCCCTGTGTTCCAATGGCCTCTTCACTTTGAACGGGATCATTACCTTCATTTTCAATCTGTGACCATCTAAACTTTCGTTTTTGGTCTTTGATGAGTCCAAGTCTAACATCTTTCTTCTCTTCTTCTGAAAATTTAAAAATATTATCATAAATCCATTCCGTATCTGCTATTTTAGAATCCATAAGACTTGAAGCAAGACTTTGTTTGTTATTCCACAATTCGATTCTTTCTTCTTCATATATTGTAGATGGATTCTTCAATTCCAATTCAAAATTAATAAGATCTGCATCTGTATACCCTTGTGCATATAAATGAACAATAGCTATTTTTGTTAACTCACTAACAACAATTCTTTGAATTCTTTCAATAGTACGAGCAAATCTAACATCTTCTGCCGCTAAAGTTGCTTTACTACCAACTGCTTCATCATATCCAAGAAACGCTTTTGGAATTTTTAATGCCGCCATTAACTTATTACGAAGATACTCAATGTCATCTACGGCTTCATATGTTAATCCTGCAAGACTATCAATTTGAGTTCCACTATCTCCACCACGAACTGGCATAAAGAAATCTTCAGTTAAATTTTGTATATTATATCGTAAATTATAATCACCTGTAGTTTCATCTATAACTGGTGCCTTTTTCATCTTAGTAATAATCTTCTGCATATAATTATCAACTTCTGCTGGTGGAATATTACCAATATCAATCTTAAACACCCTCTTTTCAGGAGCTCTCATAATTCTATGAATTAACATCGCATCTTCCATAAGAGATACCTGTTTCCATATTTTCCGAGCACCTTCTATCATAGATTTACCATAAGGTAAGAAATTACTATCAGAAAGTAATCTAAAATGAGCTATCTCAAAATTTTCAAATTCTTTTTTACCATAAGTAGAAGAAGAATGTCTTGTATCTGATGATTCAACTATAAATTGAACATAATACGGATTATCTGGATCTTCGCCCTCGATACGGGTCACATCATAAGATGATAATGGTATTACATTAACAATACCATACTTATCCTCAATATCTAAATTAAGATAAAAATCTCCATACTTACACATATTTCTAACCCAAGGCCACAAATTAAATTCTATATTTAATATATCATAAAAAAGATTATGAAGAATATCATGTATATTATCATTTTCAGATCTAATCTCCAATACTTGACCATATTCTGATTTCATCGTAGATTCATCTGAATAGATATCAAGTGCACTTGATATAATTGCATCATTATCCATTTCTTCATAATCTCTAAATAAACCTAACCTTTGTGCCTGAAAACTAAGTGCCTGTGCATGTCCATATCCACCAATAGCTAAATTAGTATATAATCCACTCCATCTATCAACTAACCTCCGTCTAGCAGTCGCTTGAACTCGATTGGTATCTGCAATTTTTAACGTTCTTCCACCTGCATGTCTTACGATTACATTTGTGGAAAAAAGTCGTTTTAATCTACTTCTTAATGTTGTATCTGCCATTTTATCCTCTTATTATTTTATTAACCATTCTAATGATTCTTTATCTTTTCCAACTTCCCATTCCCAAGAATCATTTTTATTATCATCTGGAGTATAAACTGGTTCATACTCCAACATTTTATTTAAAACCTTTTTCTGTAAAATTATTCCCTCTGTCTTTAATCTTAATGCTGTATCTCTTACCCACAATCCAATAGCAAGACTAATTGGAAGGTCATCATTATACCCTTCCATTGCCTGTGCCTTATTATTATGGTAAATAAATACAAATAATTCCTCTATCAACCTAATAGAATGAATAACAACTGATTTTTCTCTAAAATATTCTTCTAATTTTGCTATTACTAATGGTCTTGTTTTCATAGTCATACTGAAACCAGGGACCATATTTTTTTCTAATGTTCTATATCTATTTGTTACTTGTCTTGCAGTATCTACATACTGTAAATCTTTACTTGTATAAAATAGGTTATCATATTCCCTATCTATAACTTGCTGTATTGCTGCCCAACCTATTGATGCATTTTCAATAACAAGTAATGCATTATTATATTCAACTGCAGTATTCATACATAAATTACCAAAATCTTTTGTGGAAATTTTACCCTTATATTCTGCCACCTGTTCCATAGTTTCTACATCTAACACATGAAATGCAGAAAAGTCGGTTCCATCACCACGAGCAACATCCGCACATACCACATAATCTTTTGTATAGTTTGGTTGTCTCCATACCCATAAATTTCTATCCATTCCTCTTTTTTCTACCGGATCTTCCACTTGTGTATTTTTATACTCCTCTAATATAACACCATCAATTACAGTTTGACCAGAAGTAATAAAATCACAATCATATTCTTGGGCTGCCATTGAAGGTCCCAAAAGTTTCTCTTGTTCTAATCTCCATTTATCATCTCTATCTGGATGTAATGACCAATGTAGTCTTATAAAATTCCAATCACTTTCTCCTTCTTCTGCTTCTACCCAAACTTTATGAAACCAATTTCCTACACCGTTTGGTGTAGATAATGCTATACATTGACCACCAGTTGCAAGAGTACTTTGTGCTGCAGTCCATATTGTATCTATTTTATCAATGAATGCTGCCTCGTCAAGTATCAAAAGTGATAATGCTTCTGAACGACCTGCATCTTCAGAACTTGCAATTGCCTTTACTTGTGAACCATTACTGTATCTTAATGATAATTTGTTATCCTCAACACAATTTGACTTTACCCAATTCGGTAAATTTGCATGCATTACTCGGATTTTTGTAACCAAGTTTTTAGCGGTATCTTGTTTAGTTGCAATAACCAATATGTTCTTATCACTCTGAAAAGTCATCATCCACAATGCGTAACCGGCGGTAAGTGTTGATATTCCCAACTGACGTGCTTTTAAAATAACATTATAATTATGGGCATTAAACTCACGTAACATTTTTTCCTGAAATTTATATAAAGAAAATGATATTTTACCTTCTATTGGATGTTGAATAATAGCATACTTCTTTAAAAAATATACAGGATCCCGTGCACATTTTAAATATTCAGACTTTATTACTTCTTTTAATTTACTGTTTTTCATTGCGTTAAATCCATAATTTTAATTCCAAAATAAGTTGGTATAATTATTGCTGCCGATCCATATGCAAAATATAGCCATTTATTTTCATACCAACGAGGTTTCGCCAAATCTGCTTGTTTTTCCAATGCCCAATTTTGTTCCATTAAGAGTGCTATTTGTTCATCCTTTTGAACTAATAATGAAGAATCAACATTTGATTGATTTTCTAACTGTCCAATCAATTCTTCATATTGACCAATCAGTACAGTTTTAGCACTATCAATAGATTCTAACTTTGATAATTTACTTTCCCATTGTGCATCACGTTGTTTAATCATTTCCAACGCTTCTTCTTGTGTAAATGTTTGTTGCCCAAATAGTGGAATGGATAGCAATAATATCCAAAGATATTTCATATTCACTCCTTATCTATGTAATACGTGAACTATGCCTGTTCCACCAATTACTACTTTCCTTACACCAATCGGATAAACTGTTTTAGTGTTAAGTTGGTTGGGTCCTAAAACTCCGCCACTAGCACAATGTATTACTACATTTGTCGTATTTTCAACAATAAATCCTGCACCGGCATTTGAACCTGTGGCGTGAAAAGTAGTACTTGATGCCACTGGTGTTACTCTATTATAATCACCAAGACTCTGGTCAGTTGGTTGCGACCTAAACATTGTTCCTGCGTTTGTTCCTTCAGCCATTTTATTTTCTCCTTATATACATATATATAATTATTTACTTTTGGAAAACTTCCTCAAAAAATCTGCTGCATCTTCTACTTCATCATTTTCGTAAGCTGTTTCCATTTTTTTAATCTCGTTTTGAGTACGAGTAAGTTTTCTTTTTGCATTTGTTATTTCTTTTTTAT